TTTCTGACAATATACAAAAGCTAGGTATTTTAAAGAATGTACTAAAAGAGGTTAGAGAGAATTATAAAAATGCTACTGGAGAAGCTAAACAGTATTGGGGATATGTTGAAAAAAATGTATCCGCACAAATTGGTAAGATACAGAATGCTTTACATGGTGGGGAAAGAGGTTTTAGGGATGTACGAAGCTTTTTCAAAGATATAAAAGATTTAGCAACTTGGCAGATGCGTTGGTATGGAGCAAAAGCATTACTCTTTGTACCATTTGAAAAAGTTGGACAAACAGCTAAAGAGTTTGTTGGTTGGCAACAAGCTATGACTGATGTTAAAGCAGCTTCAACTGCTTCTGCTGATGAAATGAAAAAATTGGAAGATGTAACAATTCGTGTAGGTAATATCACACCAGTATCTGCTAAAAAATCTGCAAAAGCCATGTTTGAGTTTGCACAAGCAGGTGTTGATGTTCTTACTATAGAACAAGCTATGCCTGTTGCTGCTAAGTTAGTTACCATAACACATGAAGATATGGGTAGTGCTGTTACAGCCCTAACAAAAATTTATAATGTGTATAGTGAAGATGCTAAAAATATGGTTTCAGTCGGTGATAGATTAGCTGCATCAATGGCTGATTCTCGATTAAAGGTTCAAGATTTAGCAACAATTTTTAACTATTTAGGTCCACAAGCTAAATTAGCTAAAGTTAGTTTAACTGATTTATTAACTGTAGCAACAGCATTATCCCAAGCTGGTGCAGAACCATCAACATTAGCTACGGGTATGTCAACATTTATGGCTAGTTTGACAAATCCAACACCAAAATTAAGAGCAAGCTTAGAGCCTAAATTAAAAGATATTGGAAAATCTATGGCTGATGTAAAAATGCCAGAGAATAATATTATAAATGTTATAAAGCTTTTAAAGGAAGCCAATGTTAATGTTGCTGACTTGTTTGCAGGATTACAGATGAGGGCTGGTCGTAGTGCGGCATCATTAAATCTTATGGCTGATAGCTTGGATAGAATAAAACAAAATCTAACCGTTCCTGGTAAATTAGATTCCATGTGGAAAATATCTATGGAGGGGCTAGAAAACAGATTTGAAGTTATGCTAAATAAAATAACTAATTTGGGTATAGTTATTGGTAGAGATTTAATGCCTTCAATAGAAGTTTTGGTAAAAGGATTAGAAAAAGTTGTTGGTTTTGTAACTCAATTAAAAGATGTCTTTATCCTCTTATTTGATGTGATAGCTTCTAGATTAATAGCTATGGGTATAATGGCTTTAATACCAGCATTAGGAAAATTGTTTACACACTTTAAAATAATATGGACTGTATTAGCATCTAGTGGTGGTCTAATTGCTGCTGTTAAAACTTTTTTTTCCGCACTAGCAGCTACAGCAGCAGGTTTAACAGGATGGGGCATTCTTGTAGGTACTTTACTATTTACATTACAAAAATTCTTGGCTGCTTTAAAAGAATTAGAAGCTCTTAGGAAAGATGCTACTGCTGGCATTGCCGTAAATTTTCAGGGTAGGTCTGAACAATTTATGGAAACCTATATTGAAGGAATAAGGAAGGATTTGAAGAAAGCTGAAGATGCTGGTAATACATTGGCTGCGGAATCTTTAAGAAGTACATTAGGTATGGCTTTAGCAGAAAGAGCTAGGGTTAGAAAAGCTGGTAAAGAACAAGAGTTTAAAAGGACAGAAAAAGCTTCTGGTAAAGGTATGCTAGGACAGCGAATAGCCTTAGATAAAAAGGATAGAAATGAGGATATAAATTTACAAAAAGCTTATCTTTCATTACAAGATGCTATTTGGGAAAGTTCTTATAAGTTAGGACTTATGAGTGCTACAGACTATTTTAAAAAACGTGAAGAAATAGCTAGAGAAAGCTATAGTATAATGATAAAGGATGCTAAGGACTATCTAGCAGAGTTTACAAAGAAGGATAGTAAGATATATAGCGAGTATCAGCAACAATTAGCCGATGCAGAAAAAATAGAGGATGTTAAAGAACGTGCAGAAAAGAAAGCTTATATAGAAGACCAATTTAGAGTGGCGAAAAAAGAGGCTGCTAGAAAGGTCGCTACTATAGAAATTGAGGAATCTAAACGTATTTTAAAAGCTACACAGGAGATGTTGGAGAAAGAAAAAGAAGTATATATTAAACACCAAAATACTTTATTAGAAATACAACAAATAAGACTTGAAAAAGAAATTGAAGCTGAAAATGCTAAATTAGAACGTACTTCGATTTTAAATGAATACGCTTATTCCAAAAATAAACTAAGTGCTGAAGTGTATTATAACCAAGAGGCTACTAAACTAAATATTGAACGTTTAAATAGTATTAAAAAAGCTGAAGAAGAATACTATTCAAATAAACAAAAAGCTGCTCAGGACTTTTTGTTTATGGAAACTAATGATTATGCCGTAATGTCTGAAGAAAATTATAAACAGTACAATTCTGTAGCTTTAAAATTAGCAGAAGCAAGAAATAAAGCTATACAAGGAATCAATGACAAATACGAAACTAGCTACTTACAACTACAAATAAAACGTGCTGAAGATATTAAAAATGTTTACGGAACTGAAGGAGCTTTTGGTGTTATTGGAAAATCATTTAGTGATATAGGTAGCTTGTGGGGGAATATGGCACAAAATATTGCTGATACAAGTGCTAATATAGCCAATAGTATGAAAGAGTCTTTTGCCGATTTCTTTGATTTTATGTCTGATGGGTTTATGGATTTTGAGAATTTAGCTAAAAAAGTTTTACATGATATTTATATGGAAGTGTTAAAGAATGTAGTACTAAAACAGGTATTTAGTGGACTTTTTAGTGTATTTAATCCACCAACCTTAAGTAATATTATACCATCTAGTGGTGTAGGTGAAAGTTTTACTAGTATATTTTCATCATTTGGGTCTAATTTTAGTTTTTTAACACCTAGAGCAAGTGGAGGACCAGTATCATTAAATAAAGCTTATATTGTTGGTGAAAATGGTCCAGAATTATTTAAACCTGCTACAAATGGTACTATTATACCTAATAATAAGTTAGCCGATATTTCATCACCTCCAACATTGATTGTAAATGTTGAAAATAAAACTGGTAAACAAGTTAAAGCTACACAATCTCAACCTCAGTTTGACGGTAAAAAATGGGTTAGAACTGTTTTATTAGAGCTTGCTGATTCTGTATGACTGTAAGACAAAGATATGGAGTAAGATAGGAGTTAAAGATGCCTAGTTTTCCAACACTTAGTATTTACCCAACATTCCCATTAGATGAACAACGGGAAGATGCTACTATACGTTCTCCTTTTGAAGCTGGATATGAACATACAAGACCTAGATTTACAAGAGTTAGGTATACGTGGAGTGTAAGTTATAAAATGCTTCCAGCTTCAGATAAATCAACATTGGAAACTTTTGTAACAACTGTTAGAGAAGGTGCTGATAGTTTTTCTTGGACCAATCCTGTTGATAGCACAACTCATACTGTAAAATTTATACAAATACCAAAATATAGTTGTGTTTTACAAAATGAGGATACTTCATATTTTGATTGTGATTTCCAACTCAGGAGTGTCTAATGGATACTTCCTTAGTTCTTGAGAAAAATAAACTTAGCGGTACTGTTCCCTGGTTAATCCTTTTAGAGGTAAGTATACCTTCTACACCAGCAACTACTATATATTTAGTTCGCAATACAGAGGATATTACATTTAATTCGCAAACATATACAGCTTTTCCATTTGAACTTGATGTGTCTAAGCAGGTGTCTAAAGGTGACATCCCTACAATAGAACTAAGAGTAAACAATGTAACCAGAACATTACAATCATATTTAGAAGATTATGATGGTTTAGTTGATGAGTCTGTAACTATAAGGGTTGTAGCTAAACCAACTGGCGAATCTGTATATCATGAAGCTGCAAGTTGGACTTATGATATATTGGCAGTACATTCTGATGCTCAATATGTGTATTTTACATTAGGTGCTCCAAATCCTTTATCAAGAAGATTTCCTCTGTATAGATATATTGCTTTTAATTGTAGATGGAGATTTAGATTAGACAGCTCAGTAGTTGCTCCTGAATGTGGTTATGCTGGTAATGATTCAGCTACAACATGGACTCAAAGTACAGCTTATACTGTTGGAGATATTGTAAAACCTACTTCAGTAAATGGTCATTATTATCGATGCACTACTGCTGGCACATCTGATGCAACCGAACCAACTTGGACAACAATAATTGGTAATACAGTTACAGATGGCAGTGTTACTTGGACTGAAAATTATTGCAAGAAAACACTTCAAAATTGCCAAGATTTGGATAATTCCGAAAGATTTGGTGGATTTCCTGGTCTTGGTTCTGGAGGAATTAGATTAGCATGATTCAAGATTTGCTTGGCGTTCCTTATGAAAAACATGGTAGAACAGTTAAGGGTTTAGATTGCTATGGACTTGTTCATTTAATATATAAAAGGTTAGGAGAAGAACTTCCAGAATTTGCTGGTGATTATGTGGAATTAACTAATATCCATAAAGCTATTGATGATAATAAATCAAAATTTATAGAATTAGAAAAACCAGAGCCATATTGCATAGTAACATTTTCCATTTACCCGCCTTATGTAACGCATATAGGTGTTGTGTTAAGTGATTGCCAAAAGTTTATTCATATCATGGAAAAGAGAAATGTAACTATTGATAGATTAGATAAATGGCAAAAGAGAATAAGAGGATTTTATAAATGGAAGAAATAAAGTTAATAAAAATTAAAAATCCTTTTGATAAACATGATAGAACGGAAGAGCTTGTTGATTATCACAATGAAAATCTTCTTACTATAAGAAATGCTTATTTTCCTAAAGAAATAGATGTAGTTGTATCTGTTAATGGTGGTGTTGTTCAAGAAAAAGATTTAATGTTTATAACATTAAGACCTGGTGATGAAGTTGTTTTTATACCAAACATTGAAGGCGGTGGGGATATATTTAGAGCCGTAGCTATGTTGGCTGTAGTGGCTGTAGCTATATGGGCACCGTATGCAATGGGTTTATATTCAACGATGACTGTATGGGGTGGTACTGCTTTTGCTACCCAAGTAGCAACTGGTCTTACCTTTGGCGGTGCATTAGTATCTGCTGGCATTATGATGGCTGGTGGATTTTTAGTAAATGCACTGTTGCCTCCACCTTCTCCAGATGTTGAAGCATTTGGTGGAAGTTTTGATAATTCAAATACATATTCATGGAGTCCAATAACCAAACAGCAACAAGGCTTGGTTATACCAAAATTTTATGGCACGATACCAGTATATGGAAATATAATCTCTACTTATACAGAAAATATATCAGATAAAAATTATCTAAATGTATTGCTTCATGTTGGGCAAGGACCTATTAATAGGTTATACGATTTTTATATTAATGACCAACCAAGCACCAATTTAAGTGGCATTGAAACTTTAGCAACACGATATGGCTATATAAATCAAAAAGTTATTTCTAATTTTAACGATACTAAAACAGAATACACTGCTGGGGTTAAATGTACATATAACACGCCATATACTTATACAACTACTGGAGATGCTTTTGATGGATTAGAAGTAGATATATCTTTTCCTCGTGGTTTGTATTATGCCAACGATAGAGGTAGTTTAAGCGATGTATCTGTAGATATACAAGTAGCTGCAAGAAAACAAGGTGATTCAGCATGGATTCCATTAACAACTAAAAGTGTTAGTGTTGCATATACAACCACTTCATATTATTGGTCTAAAGGTTATTGGGCAACTACTTACGGCTACGAAAGAACTACTTCAGAAACAACATGGTGTGAAGTCGAGCAAGGTTCATCAGACTCAACCGAACATTATGAGGGTGAGTATGCTGGAAGAACAGATGTTACAGGTGCTGATGGTTATACATATACATATCATTTTTATTGGAGATGGATGTCTGTTATAGGCACTGAATACACCGATGAAACTGTAAATTATGCTACTGTTACAGACCATAAAAATTCTGCTATTATTAAAACATATAAGACAGATACAAATTTATCTCATGGTAAATATGATATAAAAGTAACGAGATTAACAACAGATTATACAGATGCCAGATATGGGGCTGATTCTTATTTATCAACAGTTAGAGAAGTAGTTAAAGATGATTTTACTTATCCATGTTCTGCTTTAGTGGGTATAAAAGCTCTTGCCACAGACCAACTATCAGGAAGTTTTAAATTTAAGTGCATGGAAGAAGGAGCATTAATAAGATATTATGATGGTTCTAATTGGCAAATCGGTTTTAATAATAATCCAGCATGGGTATGTTATGATATTTTAACACAACCATTATTTGCTGACCCAGATGAAGTTATAGGAACTGATGGGTTAAATTATAGATGTATTTTGGCACACACCTCAAGTAATTCAAATAAGCCTATAACTGGTGGTAGTTATGCAACTTATTGGGCACAAACAGGTGAAAATGGTGTTGAATGGCAAGACAGTACGTCATATAAAAGTTGGGACGCTACAGCATTAAGATATGACGGTATTAATCCATCACGTCTTGATACTACATCTTTTAAAGAATGGGCTGATTGGTGTGATGAATTAGTGCTTAGTGGTAAAGATGAAAATGCAGTATCTTCTGCATCAGAAGTAATTGGTACTGATGGATTAAATTATAAGAGTAAAGTAAGTTCAGTACATTCATCAAGTATAGATGATAGACCAATTACAGGTGATAATTGGGGAACTTATTGGGAATTAGGTGGTGTTGATGGTGGACCTTGGCGAGAGAATGAACAATTTTATGCTAATAGCCCTTATGTGACATTACCTATCAGTTCTGGGACACTAACAGATACGACTAAATGTTGGTATAATAATATCCATAGAAATAAAGTTGTTGAAATCTATCAATACTCTGATGATGAGTGGAAATTTATTGAAAGAAGGGTAATAGTTAGTAATACTGAAAACACATTAACAGTATCACCTAATTGGACAGCAACTTTAGATATAAATACAAGATATTATATTAAACAAAATTACGAAAGAAGATTCATGTTTAATGGTGGTTTTGATGCTGGTACAAGCCTTTGGGAAGCTGCATTGCAAGTAGCTTTAATGTCAAGAGCTTTATTGATATGGGATGGAACTACAATTAAGGCTTTAATTGATAGAGAGGTTACTTTACCAGATGATGCTACTCAGTTATTTTCTATGGCTAATATATATGTGGATTCATTTGAAGAAACATTTTTATCCTCATCAGAAAGAAGTGGTGAAATAGAAATAAATTTTGTCAATAAAGATATAGATTATGAAAAAGATTCTATTATTGTTTTGAATACAAGTTTAAATAAGCCAGAAAATAGAAATACCATTTCTTTGATTGGAACTACAAGTCCTTCACAAGCATGGAGAATGGGGTATTTCTTTTTAAAACAAAATGAGTTATTGAAAAGAACAATAAAGTTTGATGCGGACGTTGATGCAATTAGTTGTACTATTGGGGATATTATTTATTTTCAGCACGATGTTCCAAGATGGGGAATATGTGGTGGTAGAGTGGCAGCATCATCGCAGGTATTAGGCGGAAGTGATGGCTTGAATTATACTTGTATATTGTCACATACTGCTACAGCTAATGATAGACCAGGTATGGTTCCAGCAACTCCTAATTGGGCTACATATTGGGCACAGACGGGTGATTCTGGTGCAACATGGGTTTCTGGCTCAAGTTATATAGCCTCATCAACTTCTAATACAATTACATTAGACCAAGAAGTAACAATAGAAGCAGGAAAATCTTATTCTATTATGGTATGGTTAAATGATGATACTTTGGTTACTAAAGCTGTAACTACTTCTCCATCAACAACTTCTGAATTAACTATATCAGGGACATGGACTACAAATCCCTCAGAATATGATAGATATGCTTTTGGTGAATCAGATAGTGTAGCTAAACCATTTAAAGTTTTAGAAGTATCAAGAACT